TAATGATTCTATAAAGCAGTTAAATAATTAGATGAGCACACATGAGGTAGAAGGGTGTGCTAAACTTTGAGCACTGTAAGATTGACAGGTTGCAAATCCTCAAATTTCACAGTTAAACTATGTTGAAGGAAAGCAAAAAGATTTTCAACCTCATTTTCAGTAGGAGCACGTGACGCTAGAATGCTTTTGTAATAATGTGTTGCGACAGATATGCCAGTTCGAAGTTGAAGTTGATTAGTGACAACAGAAACACGCTCTTTGAGTGATAAAAGTGCCTCTTCAAAATGGTCGCGGTCACGATAGTCTTTGCCAAGGAACTTACAAGTATATCGCAAAACGTCGGGGAAAAATCCTTCCTTGGTCAAAAACCAACCAGCGAACTCTCCATATGGAAATTGATGTAATTTAAGCCCGTGCCCAGTTAATTCAATGATGTTTTTACCTTTGACCGTGAGAGTAGAATTGTTGGCGAGAACTGCGCTATCATCTCCTTTAAACATGGCGAACTTCAATCCCTTATAATCAAGAATGGAAAAGCAAAGAGCCATGTTGCATATAGTATTCTCAGCAATAGTGAAAGGATTACCAGAAAACTGTTTCTCACTGCCTTTTAAGGTACTAATACCGTATTCATGGTGGTATATCATCGTCCATTTATCTCTAAAATTTGCGAACTGGTCGACCACATCTTTTGGGCATCCCATCCACCTGAGTAACTGCATGGTCACACCAACAAAAGGTTTGCGAAAAGAAGCATCCCACTGTGAAAAATCGTTGCAACACCAGGTGGAATCATCATCAATCAAACCAGACGTGCGACTAACGTACTCAGAGTTGAGGCCGGCCTCAGAATCGTGTGTAGCGAGCATAATATCTCTACCGTTCTTTTGCAATATCTCGCGAATACGATCTAGCATAGCGCGTGCGTAACACCCAAAAATTAGATTTAGCCGTTTGCTTGTAGCGGCAACGCCTTGACCAACCTTGTCACTCATATCGAAACCCGCGTCGGTCTTGTATTTAGTCTGTTTCTTATTAAAGAAACTAAGACTCTCGCGAGCCCAATCAAAGCCCTCCTTAATATCGTTGAGAGCGGCATGATTGTTATTGACCTTGATTTGTAGTTTCTTGAGGTACTCCATTGCACGCACGTTTAAATATTCGTTGTCGACTTGCATATCGTTCTTCAAATCGCGTAGCCTCGTCTCGGACCCATATATAGCTTTGGATAAACCATTCATAAGGTCCGAGTACACGAATTTGTTGTTCCTAGGTGTCATTTTATGTTTGTAGCTCGAAGCGTACCTTCCGATCAAAGTCTGCATAGTTTCGAGTCTATTGCTACTAATCTGATTCTCAACAAGCTTGGTGTTGCAGACACGATAGACTCTTTGCGCCTGTGGCACAGGTATCAATGCGTCAACAGGTGTTTTAAACATCTGCGTGGGTGAGACTTCTGGAATTTCGAGCTTACGAATTGACTGGAACTCATTCGAAGGGTCATTGACGGCGACCATGGCATTAGAACATATGATTTCAGCGTTTACCTTGCTAACTGGAGCGGTGGTAACCCCGGTCTCAGTACTAACGTGGAAAGACATATCGGGTATGATCACCTTATGGTTGATGTAGACCCTACTAATTTCTTCGAATGTGGTTATTTTTGAACCAGAAATAGTGTACCTCTTGCTGATGTAATTAGTATCACCAGCGATGACAATTT